CCGACCTTTTGAAAAACGTTTTGTGTAGGCTGAACCTGTGCAGGTTGTGTAGTAGCTTGTGTAGTAGGTTGTTGGATAGGAGCAGGTGTAAAAGTTGGATTAACCTTAAACTGACTTGAAAAACTCTGACCTGGCTGAACCTGTGTAGTTGTTCCTGCTTGATTATTATTTTGTACATTTGTACTTTTTAAGAACTGATTTGAAAATGATCCCATGTTTTATTTAAAACCTTCCCCTAGAGTAAAGCTCTTCTAATAGATCTTTATTTGGAGAAGAATAACCAACCAAATAATCCTGTGCGTGAGTAGGATTTATAAATCCTTTGAAATTAGCATCAAAATCAGACGGATCAAAACCTGCTTGTACCCATTCTTGTCTATAACCTGTGTAATCGTTTGGTGAGACTCTTTTATCTTCGCCCATTACAGTTTGTAAATCTTGAGTCATCGCATTAACGGCTGAAATATAAGTAGGCGTACCTGCTTTATATTGATTTCCCCCACCACCACTTGTATTTGCACCACCAATATTACCTAAAGAATTTTGTGAAATAACTTCCCCTGTTCTGGAATCTATAACCGATACAGTTACTTTCCCATTATTATCAGTATTTGTAATAACCTGTGGTTGTATTTGATCAGATTTCATTTTGTCCTGAATACTTTTAACCATTGTAGTTGTTAAACCTGTAGATAGTGCAATCTCAGCTAAATCACTTCCTGTGGCATTGAGTAACGCCCCTGAAGATATTAATGTATTAAGTCTGCTTAGATTGTTTTGATATTGTTGGCTTTCAATATTATATTGTTGAGTTGCTATATTAACTTTTACCTGTGCGTCTGCTGTTTTTTGTGCTAAATTCGCTTCTAATGTTTGAACTTCACGACCTGCTGATTCGTCCAATCTTCTTAGCTTTCCAAGTCTTGTAGCTTCTGAAGCAAAAGGATTATCGTTTATACTAGTCATTGCTTGGTTAAGACCTTGTTTCTTCATATCTATCTCAGTCTTTAAGTTTTTGATTTCATCCGAATTTAAAGCTGTTTCATAAACTTTGTTCAAATCTATAGATGGTGCTCCACCTCCATAAACATTACCTGAGTTTCCAGATTCTTGAACTGGATTAGAATTTCCACCATTATTTCTATTAGCTAATCTTTGATTCCAAACATTAGTGGCATCATCTAAAGAATTAGCAGAATAAAAACTATCCCTAGTTCCACCTTCAGTCATAATCTTCTTAGTAGTAGGATCATAAAAAACTGTAGAACCATCGCTTGCTTTAAAAGATTGTAATGGCATTAGTAGTCCTCCGTATCTTCAGGTAAATAACTAAACCCGCCTATTGGATTCCCTGACGAACCACCTAAATAATCGGGAACATCAAGCATTGGATGATCTAATCTTTTATTGCTTTGTGTATTATCCTGCTCCATCTTTGAAAGCCTTAAAAGCGTTACAGTTGCTTCTTGTTCTTCACTCTTAGAAAGCGATGGATCAATTCGTTTTATACCAACTGAAAAAGCTTTTCTAACAACTGCTTCATTACCTTCTTGTTTGTTATATGAAAAAATAGGGATGCTACCATCGTTGTCTAGCCCTGGAGCTTGAACAGCACCCCACAAAGTAATTTCTAAACCTGCAGTAGGAATAGTTGGGGAAATAAAATATTGTCTACCAAAACTAGCAAAAATACGTTTTTGTGAGTTAGGATTGTTTTTTCTGAAATCTAAGTAATCTTGAAAATTACGTCTTGAATATTTAAGTCCATTTACTTCTAATCTTTGGATACTTTCACTTCTAAATTCTTGAGGATAATCATAGTATTCAAAGTTAGCAAAACTGTTTGTATAAACAGCTTTAACCAAATCATGCCAAATAACTAGTTGTGTAGCCCATAGATAAGCGTTTTTGATAAGACTGATTAGCCTCTCCTCTGGATATAAAGTAGAATTATCCGCTACTAGCAATTGTTCTCTTAATTCATCAACTAAATTTTCTCTAGTTATCATTTTTTGATTCCTCTTTTATTTCAACCAAGTTATAAATATATCGCATCTTATGTTTGTTTAAGATCAAAATAGCCAAAGAAATTTCATCAGGAATAACTTTATATTCAACAAAATCCATTGTAGGTACAAAATCCAATCTATATTCTTTTCTCAAAGCATCTAAACCTTTTGTAAAACCTTCTTTTCTTTTTTCTAAATCTTTATCTTTTTGGGGATTTCCTTTGTTTGCTACTTTATTTACAAACTCTTCTGTTTTTGTAAGTATTTTGGATTTTTTGCTTTTGCTCATACAAAAATTATTGCACTTGGTTTTTGTAACTGTCTATCAACCTGAAACCTTTATCTTAGTTTGTTTCGATACTAAAGCTTCTTTTGCTTGTTCAGCTTCTAATCTCTTCCTAAAAGCCCTATCTTTATGCCTTTTTTGTCTTTGGAATCCTTCAGATTTATCTTTTCTATATTTTTCTGTATATCTTTTATATTGTTCTTTTTTCTCATCATTACTTAAATCAATCTCTACATCCGCATCTAAATAACCTTTACGAATAGCTATTAATTCATACATTACTTTAGTACCTTTTTTACCTCTAAACTTAAAACCACGATTTGTTGGGCTACCTATCACCGCAAATTGCGTGATGGTATTATCTTCCTCGTCTAAAATAGGTGTTAGATTAACTGTGATCATTCCTGTTTCTTCGGTTATTAAGCCAAAATGATCTGGCATTAAAACTTCTTCTAAATCAGATTCCATTTCTACAACACCTCTATATCTTAAAGAAACATCAGGAGATTCTTGGGCTGTATATCTTAACAATCTATCAGAACCATCAGGATGTGGAACTATAAAAGGTTTTGATCCATTAGCAAGTAAATCACCATCTGTAAAAATATTTTGATCTATAATAGCTCTAATTACTCCCTGTCTATAAAACTCATGATTATCATCTGTATTAAATCTAATATCATTGTTGCTTGAGTTTATGTACTGTGTGTTACTTCCTGACTCATCCGAAGCTCTTAAATATAAGTCATCTGTAAATCTTGCATCTGCTCTATTGCTTGAATCAGCACCTACGTTTAAGTTACCTCTTGATGAAATACCGCCTTGCATTACGATTTGGCCTGATGAAGGTATAACCATTTTTTCTGTACTTGCCACGTATATAAACATTGGAGAACCGATTGAATTGATTCCAAGCCTAGAACTATTATCCTCCCACATTCTTGATCCTCTTTGCCAACCTAGTCTTGCGTTGCCTGTAAGTGACGATTCTTGGATAATAATAGCCGAAGGTTGGTTTGTACCGCCAACTGTAATAGTTCCAGATGTTAGATGAGCTGTCGTTAAATTGCCAATATAAGCCGCCTCAATCACATTACCTTGAAAAGTGGAGTTAGATCCGATTTGGGCGTTAGTTAGAGTAATCGATGAAGCAACTACATCTCCGTCCATATTTACCCTAAATGGTGCAGAACCAAAACTTGAGTTTCCTAAATATATACCATTTGAATCTGCTTTAAAAATATCATTACCTGAACCTATCGCAATGTTAATACCATTTAATGATCCAGTAGTAATCTTGCTAGCTGAAAGGCTCACAATATCCGCATTAACAATGGCTATGTTTGTAATCTTAGCCCAATCAATAGTAGCTATCTGAGCATTTACGATTGTTCCAGTAATAAGATTAGCTGATACTTCAGCTAAGATTGCTGATCCTGCCGCTATAGTTCCAAGGATGGTTATGTTTCCAGTTGTTCCATCAATTGTAATAGTGTTTAAACCTGCTGAATTTCTAGCAACTAAACCATCAGGAGAAAGCCTAATATCTCCTGATGATCCGTTTACATACTCTCCGATCTGCAATGCTCCTACTTTCCCGAACTGATAGTTAGATAAAATTCTTCTTGATTGTGTATCTATTGAATTGCCTATAACTTCTTTTGCTACAACAGGTATTGGAGTAGGTCTTGGCGGGAATTTACTAGGTGTTTGAACCTCAGTACCACCCTTACCATCTACTCCCCCTGCTGTTTTGCTAGATGTTGATCCTGCCATATCCATTACCTGCATAGCCTCTGATGTCAAAGGTTGAAAATCAATTGTATCTGGATAAAAAATTTGTATTGTATCTAATTTAGTCATTCTTATTGAAAATAAACTTCGGCCTGTATAATTTCAGGTGTGTAATTACCATTTGAAAAAGTTTTGATTTCTACTTCACAACATTTACCTTTATGACCACCTTCAAAGATTGCTTCAGTTGCATTTTCAGTACCAAAAGATGTATCTCCAACAGTTGGAAGTTTTAAAATAATCCAATCACCTTTTTTATCAAACTTTTGTCTGACTTCTACCCTGCAACCTGCAGGCAAAGGTTTCATAACAAGTCTTATTTGTGGCCAAACAGGTTCACGATTAGATATAGAAGCTCTTAGATCTATCGATCTGAAAAGACCATTAGCTTTGGTTGTAGTACTTACTTTTTTTACACCATAACCAAGGCCTGATTTATAATAGCTAACTAATAAATCAGATCCTACTTTTTTCACATAACCGATCTCATCACAATCTAAGGCATATTCTAAGTTCATTGAAGGATTAGCATTATATTGTTTTCGTCCATATGTATAAATACCTGATCTGATTGTTACACCATCAGCATCTAAACTGTTTCCAAAAAATCCAAAATATGCAAGGTCGTTAGCTTCTGCACCATCAGGATTAACTTGACCTCCGCCAGGTACGTTCTTAATCGGTAATGCATATTGATTAGCATCTGCAAATCTAATGCCTCCGTTTGTTCCAACCTGCATTAATGGGAACTCTGCATCAACCAAAGCGTTAATAGGTGTTTGACCCTGCTTCCTTTTACCATTCCAACTTAACGCCTGAGCCATATCCCAAGTAAACAAGAATCCTCTTTGTGAGTTATCATCCCTGCCACAACCGATATACGCCAAATTGTTATACTCCATCAAACATTTGGAATTATTACCGGGAATTAGTTGCAAAGCATTGTTTGTATATGAATCATCAAAACCAACATAGGCTAAGGTATTAGCGTTGCAGATATACATCCCGCCCTGCATCTCAAGCATTGTATGCCATGTAGCCGATGTTAAATTAACCTTTGGATAAGTTTGGCCGTTTACAGTTGCATCAACATCCGACCAAGGCGTAGATGTGTTTCCAGGGATTTGTTTTCTATGTAGTTTAGTTGAACTAGCCCAATATAAAAATTTATGACCTTGGTTATTAACCCATTCACAAGCACCTGTTATAACACCATCAGGCTCAGTATAAGCAAGTACTCTCACTCCGTTACTTCCACGTTTATATATTTTGCCATCTCGGCAAAATTCATAAAAGAATCCATCACTGCAATTAACACCAAATAACGCTAAGCCTGTCATAGCATCTGACGCATCAACTGCATAATCATCAACTAAAACTTGCCCTGCCGATAAAGAATCCATTTCTTTACGAACATCTAAGTTTTGACCAAACTTAAAAGAGCCAGATAGACCTTTGTTTTCAAAATCACTTAAACCTGTAAAACTTTTAAGAAGTATTGCTTTCATAAAAAAATTCTAATCGCTTAGATTTGTAACTCGCAATTTTAGACTCCGTATCTTTTTATATATATCGTTCCTCTAATTTCATATTTGCTTTGGTATTCAGCAGGAGATGGCGAAGCTGACATAGAAGAACTTGGGCTAGATGATATCGATGAGCTTGGTGAAATTGAAGCTGATGGGCTTACCGATGGACTTATCGAAGAACTTGGCGATTCTGATGCTGATGGTGATATCGAAGCTGACGGACTTACTGAAGCACTAACAGATGAACTTGGTGATGTCGATGCACTTGGTGATACTGAAGGGCTTACAGATGAACTTGGTGATGTTGATGAGCTTGGTGAAACCGAAGGACTAACCGAAGCTGATGGTGATACAGATGCCGATGGACTTACTGAAGGACTAACCGATGAGCTTGGCGACTCTGAAGCCGATGGACTTACTGAAGGGCTTACCGATGAGCTTGGTGATACTGATGCTGATGGTGATGGCGACTCTGAAGCCGATGGACTTAAAGATGGTGAATTACCTGCTGATGGGCTAGGTGATGAACTTGGTGATGGCGACTCCGAAGCCGATGGACTAAGTGATGGTGATACTGAAGGCGATACTGAACTAGAAGAACTTGGCGATGGCGACTCCGATGAGCTTGGTGATACAGATGCTGACGGCGATACTGATGCTGATGGGCTTACTGAAGGACTAACCGATGAGCTTGGACTTTGTGAAGCTGACGGACTTACTGATGGTGATACAGAAGCTGATGGGCTTATTGAAGCCGATGGCGATACTGAAGGTGAAACAGACGCCGATGGTGATACAGAAGCTGATGGGCTTATTGAAGCCGATGGCGATATGCCAGTATACAAACTTGTTATTTCTGCATCTGATAAAGCTTTACTAAAAACAAAAGCATCATCAATCATTCCATCAAAAAAGTTAGCAGGAGTATTACCACCACCCGCATATGTAGAACCTATTGCAAAAGGTTTCCCGCTATCAATACTTGAACCGCTTGCAGTCACCTCTACCTTAACATCGTTTACATAAATCTTTAATTTATTAGTACTACTATCATAAACACCAACGACAAAATACCAAATACCAGTACTCAAAGTAGTTGTATGGGTTACAAAAACTGCTGTAGTTAAGCCTGGAACTTCAAATTCTGCTCTACCATCAGCTCTAACGTGCAAGTCATAACCCCTATAAGAGTTATCCTCTCCTCTTTTACTGATAACAGCTCCATTACCCGCACCTAAAGATTCTATCTTTATCCAAGCTCCAATAGTCCTAGAACCTGTTATCCTAAGATTTGCACATGAAGCATCAGCTATATTAGCGTTTTGGCTAGACCCACGTTCAAAATCTCCTCCATTACCAAATTTACCTGTAGTATTATTCGTTGGAGAATTTAGCCCTGTTAGGTTATATCCGTTTGGACCACTATCATTAAAATTGCTTTCAAATCTAGCATAAAATTGCAAAGCTGCATCGTTTAAAAGTGAGTTGTTGTTAAGCTCAGCCATAAAACGATTATGGAGCTTAGAATTTGTAACTCACAACTATTTTATTTGGATGATATCTTTCGTTTTACCCCAACCAGGTATTTCATAAGCTTCAGTCCAACCTTTAGTATATTTTTCATTCTTGAATTGATCCTTGTTCCATCTTGAAGCGGTTGCATTTAAGCCATGCCTAATATCAACATTAGGATATTTAGATTCATAGGACTTAGATTTATAATCATCAACACGTTCAGCTCTTCCATGTGTTCCAGGCTCAAATCCCATCGCTCTTACATATTTGTTAAATTCTTCTTCCTGCATAGGATTATCTTTTAAGCTATCCCACTTCTTTTGAAGCATCTCAACACGTTTTTCAAAATGAATAATCAAAAAATCTCTATACGCAACTAGCCCAGAAAGCTGTCTGCAATCATCCACTTTAACGGCTAATCCATCGCTAGCCCTAAGCTTCCAAACATTAGTGTTGTAATAAAACAAACTTTTATCTGAAGGCACAAAATCAAAATGAGTAGGATGATATAAAACATCATGCTCTGTAAAAAACACAATATCTGTTTTTAGTTCTCTTAATCCTGCAAGGATCTGTTTAGCCATCGTTAAATAACCACGCTCTAAATCCATGTGAATATTATCTCCAAAGTTTGAAGGTTTAAGTGTTACGCTAACAATCCTTCTACCATTTGAACCCAACTTTATCTGTTCCTGAACAGCTAGCTCTAAATTCTTGTCTAACCTTGAATCACTATAATATAAAATACCGACTGAAAAATCCCAGTCAGGAACAGGTGAAAACTTTTCAATCAACCAAGATAAAGGATGTATAGCTAACGGCCACTTATTATTAAGCCAAAGATCTCTTGAATACTCCCTAGATTGGTCAACAGAATCATTAACATAAGGAAAACCAAAATCTTCACCTTGAGTTCTAAACATATGAGCATACCAAGTATTAATATTTGTAACCACTCTCATTCCCGACAACCATCCTTTGCAAGCAACTTCTACGCCTTGCTGACCCCAACTCCCATGCTTTTCATCGCAAATATTAAGTTCAAAATATTTGTTTTTAGAAAGCATAAAGCATGAACCTTGAATAGACATGGTTTCAACCAATCCTGTTTTTATCTGTTCTTCAACAATAGGTCTTTTTCTAAAATCTCTAAAATATTGGAAATGCAAAGTCTTATCAAATCTATAAAACCAATTCTTAGGTCGCTTAGGATTAGGTATCCAAATAATATCTCTTACGAATTCTTTACTATCACAGTCAGGATTTGCTTCACGCATTGCATCATCATAATGTTTTCTACAATATGTTGGAGTTGGCCCTTGAAAAGATCTACCACCACATTTTTTACACACCCATTCAAAAGCTAGTAGATTCCTCATCTCAGGTATCATTATTAGCCCCTCATCGGCCTTCTCAAGCATTTTTACATCAAACCCCTTATCTACTGCACAATGAGCATCTATTTTCATTACGTACTTACCACGTGCGATTTTAGCCAACTGATTTGTCATTGCTCTTTGACCAATTGATTTTGAAACATAAATAACCGAAACTAATGGATGCTGTGGAATTGGAGGATTAGCCCATTCACCATCAAGACCTACTAATATTTCAGTATTACCTTCTATATTTTCTAATAAATCTTCTACTGTTTTTGCTAGGAACATTTCACGTCTAGCAGGGATTAAAATTGATAAGTCTACTTTTTCCATAATTATTCCTTTACCCAAAACCAACTAGGTGACTTATCAGATGTAACGAAATAAGGCTTTATATCCATTGCATAGGTGTAGGCTTGAACTACATCTTTAACATGGCATTTATAATCCTTCTTCTTGTTTCTATTAAAATCATGCCCTGCTATGATTCCACCTTTACGAACCTTTTTAGACCATTCAACAATATCATTTGTAGTATTTTGGAAATCATGGTTGCCATCGATATAAACAAAATCTAAAGATTCATCATCAAAGTCTTTAACAGCATCTAGACTAAATTTTCTGTGAATAACCACCTCTCGCCCGAACTCTTCCCAATGCTCTTTAACTTTTAGTACTTCATTATAGAATCCATCCATTTTTTCTTTCGAGACGTGTTCTCTATAACCTTGGTAGGGAACTAAAGGATCGATCAGATGTAATTTTAAGAATGGATTTTCATATAATAAAACAGCAGAATACTTACCACTCTCGATGCCAATTTCAGCACCAACTTGAAAATCTAATTCATCAAAAAATAAAGTAGCTAAATCATTTCGAGTAAAATCTTCTAATCTAATTTCACGAGCAGGTTTTTTACTTCTGTCCTCATATACATCGAAACTACCTTTTCCTTCGGAACAACTTCGTGATAATCTTTTAATCAAATCAATCTTTAAATTTTGCATTTGCTTTCTCCAAATCGTAACCAAGTACTTCCATCCAGTCCTCAGGCCATCCAGGTATAGGCCAGAACATTTCTATCATCTTATGAAAAGGTAATGTTTGTTTATCCCAAGCATCGTTTTTAAGCCATTTAACACTAAACATAGCACCTTGTTGGATAGTCCTATTTTGAATATTGTATCCTCTGCCATATTTTTTACCCTTGTGTAGATGTGCATACCAAACTTTTTTATTGGTAACTACTTGACCTCCAGATAAGAAACATTTAAACCCAATCTCTTGAGCCTCACTCCAAAATGTTCCATAGTTTTCATAATCCATAAGATCTAATTTGTGAAAATATGTTTTATGCATAAACCAACAAGAACCTTGGAAACTCATATTTAGATCAATATCATAGTTAGAATCGTTTAATCGTTCTTTCGTTCTTTGATCCCAAATCCTGCCATTAAATCCAGGGCCACCAAAATCAGATGGGTTGTCTGGAAAAGATAAGTATTCATAATCAATATCTAGCTTTCCAACATCTTGAACACGCCATAGAAGTTCAGTCATTTCCTCATTCTCGGCTTCAAGTCTTTTTCTTCTTGGAATCATCACTTGGTTTTCTTTGCAACTGTTTTTAAGCTCTAAATCATAACCTGCACTTACCATGCAATGAGCATCTATCTTCATAATATAATCACCTTTAGCTATTGCGACTGCATCATTTATCCCAGGCCTCATACCCAAAGCTTGACCACGATGCAAAAGAGTTACTCTTGGATCAGTCGTCATAATTTCATAATCTTTGATAAAGTTAGGTTCAAAATAATTAGGATTTGTCCAATAACCATCTAAGATAGCTATAATCTCTATTTCACCTTCGGCTTTTTTTAAAAGATCTACTATTGTGGTTGGTAAGAAACGTTCATTACGGGAGGGTAGGATGATGGATACTATATTATTCATAACTTAATAATAGTATCCATCATCTATAAAATGCAACCTATGCTTCAGGGCTTGGTGAAGCTGATGCTGACGGACTCAAAGAAGAACTTGGTGATACGCTTCTTGATGCTGATGCACTAGGACTTTGTGATGCACTAGGACTTTGCGATGCAGAAGGGCTTGTACTTCTTGATGCTGAACCGCTAGGTGATACAGATGCCGATGGGCTTACTGATGCACTAGGACTTTGTGAAGCTGAAGGGCTAGGACTTCTTGATGCTGAACCTGAAGGGCTAGCTGTAGCACTAGGTGATACTGACGCCGATGGTGATACTGAAGCACTTGGCGAAACTGATGATGAAGGCGAAGCCGATGGGCTAGGACTTCTTGAAACAGACGGCGAAACTGACCTTGAAGCAGATGCTGAAGGACTCTGTGACGATGATGGTGATGCTGACTTAGAAGCCGAAGAACTAGGCGATACAGAAGCTGATGGGCTTACTGAAGGTGAGCTACTTCTTGATGCTGAAGCTGATGGTGATACAGAGGCTGAAGGACTTACACTAGCTCCACCTGTATTCTCCCAAATAGCAGTAACATGATCTCCTGCATTAACATATATTCCATCATTAGATGCATTTTTCTTGATGAAAGTTGCACCTTTTTTAAATCCTGAATCTCCTGTTGGAATAATATTTCCTGCTGCAGAAATTATTAAGTTACTACCATCTCGAAGTATTACTTCGTTTGATAAATATGGAGACAAAGCAGTTAAAAAATCAATCTCGGATTGTAGTCTTTCATGGTTAGGCGTAGCCTGAATTTCATCAATCCTGATTTGTGTGGATCTTGGTAAATTTTCTTTTAATTTAAAAGGTAGTCCCATATAATTATTTTCTTTAAGCCCGCCTAGTATGAAAACTAAGCGGGCTAACTATTAACTAAAGTTTCCAGTAAGCATCAACTAAAGCTTTTCGTCTTTCATCTGCAACTTTTGCACCATAAACGACTAAAGATTTGAATTTCTTACCGAAGTTGGCAATCGCAGGCTCTTCTCCGTTTTCGGTTAAAGCCATAGCAAAGGTAATTGCTGATTTGTGTCCACCTAAAACGTGGATACCATCAGTTGTGTTACCTGTGAATCTACCATCTGGTGCTTCAAATATATTCCAACCTGCAAACATTCTGTCTAATTGACCATCTAAAACCTTTTCTCTACCTCTTTCACTACCTGAGGCTAGATATTCAGGTGATTGTTTGATCAAGTTTACATAACTTGAAGGCATAGCAATATTTCTTTCACTTTGTGGAATTTGGTTGTTTGTTAACAATGTTCCAAGAGCCAATAGTTTTGCAAAAATATTGTCTTTAGTTACTTGAACTGAAGTTACAGCCTGGATTGTGTATGTAGCACCTGAACCGATTGCTCCACCTGTGTAAGCAGAATCAAGATCGTCAGAATCATCTTCAATAACAATAGCTGTAGCAGAAGTATAAGTTTTAACTCTATACCAATCAGTATGGCCAGTAGCTTTAAAAGACTTTCCAACCATCGCAGAAGTAAAAGTTGTACCTGATCCAGTTACATTACCTGAAGCGTCAATTGTGACAGATCCAGTTGTATAATCAGTACCTTGTCTATTACCTGCACCTGCATCAGCATAAAAGCCTAAAACGTAGATATCGATTATCTCTTTTAATCTTTCAGCTAATTGTCTTTGAGCAGGGCCTTCAGGAGTCTTCAAATAAGATTGAAGTTTCTTGTAGTTTAATACTCTAAAATAAGCATACTGTGCTTGATCAGTTACTAACTGAGCATTGCTTTCTGTTAAATCATCAGAAGTCATATCAGCACCTGAATAGGTATGCCAATCTAACCTACCGATTGTTAACATATTTAACTTCGTACCTTTACCTTCAATTTCACCTTCATACCAATCATTGGTAAGAACTTCAGAAATTGATTCAGCATAAAAGATCTCTAATGCTTGAGAAGCAAACAATTCTATTAGTTTTGTTGCGTATGGGTTCATAGTTCTCCTTTGAGACTAAATAAATAATATTTGTTTAGGTCGCAGTCCAACTATGAAGTAGGAGTTAGCTTGATAATTAAATGATATTAATATCTTTTTGTAAGTGTCAATTGATAACTACCTTACTAGCTTTTTTAGCTTTTATTAATTCTTTATATTTTCTATGATCAGTTTTCCTATAATGTGTTAAGTCTTCGGCTGTTAATGATTTCTTTTTATCTGATTCATTCCTGCTACCACCACGTGTAAGCAAAAGTGACCCCTTAGATTTAGGATTTCTTTTTGGTAGGTTATGCATAAAAGCGGCAACTAACAATTCTAAATCTGCATTTTGATGATTGCCTTTTAAAGCAAATGTTTTGAATTCATCAGAATGAGCTATCAAAGTAGGGTAAGTATTATTGTTCTCAACTTCTTCTAAGAATGAATCTAATTTGTTAGACCATGCATCTAAAGCTCTTGATTCTTGAGTAACCTCATCGACCTTAGCAAAACGTCTTTCGTTTACTAATGTTCGTTTCAATATATTTTTAGAAAATTCGTCTAATTCATCATATTCAGCACCATTAGCTCTAGCATAAACTTGAAGCTCTTCGGCTGTAGGCTCAGGTAAGTTCTTAGCCTCTTCAATTGTATCTACTAACTTTTTATTCTTAGAGAATAATATGATAGATTCTTTGCTTGAATCTTTATATCTTTTCTTATAATCAATCTTTTTTTTCTTTTTAACAGGTTCTTTATCTTCGATTTCTTCATCTTCCTGCTCTTCGTCTTCTAATTCATCGTCCTCAATCTCTTCATCATCTCCAGGTTCTAGTTCTTCTTGTTCTTCACCTTCAATTTCTTCATCCTCAGGTTCTTTATTTTCAGGTTCTAATTCTTCAATATCAAAATCTTCGTCAACAGTATTTTCAGGAACTTCTTTGATACTAGCAGTTTGGATAATTTCTTGGTTATCAGGGGTTTCAGTAGGTTTTTTGTTTCTTCGGTCAGGTATAGCCATATTTTAAACTTCGGCCTGCTAGCTCCTGCCTCCGCTTCGAATGAGGCACGAACTAGGTTAGGCGTTTAAATAATTATTTACTTTTTTGTTCTTTAGACTTTTCTTCAGGTGCTTTTGGTTTAGGATCTTGTTTGCCTAAATTATCTAAATCCTCTTCAGTAAGATCATTGATGTTAGGTTTATTGCCATCTATTGACTGGCTTTTAGCTTCATCTTTAGGGAATAAATCTAATGGCTTATATGCCAATCTCTGAGTAGGAGTTAAATAAGCTCTTCTAGCTTTTAAGAAATCAATTTCCTTTTCAGTTAAAGCGGCTAAATCTGGTATTGCAGTGATTCTATCGAATTCTGCTTGGGCGGTTTTGTTCATCATATAAAAAGTATAGGAAGAATATTTTGCAAGTGTCAAACGTTAACTCTTTTTAATATTCTCTAATTGCTTTCTTAATATCTGTTTACGTTTAACAGGTTCTAAAAGCATCATCTCTAAAAGAACATAGTTTTTAAGTCTAGCTTTTAATTTTGAGTTTAGATCTCTACTAGATTCATCATCAGGTGTATCACAAAGCTTTAGTTCAACAGCATATTTCATGCTTGTAATAGAATCAGTTATATCACCAAGATCTAAATTTCTTATTTCAATCAAGCTTTGTTCATAAACAGCTTTTTCTTCAGGTGTTAGATCATCATAACCAATACCCATAAGAGTCAACAAATCATCAAATTTAGTTTCCATAAAAAATAATAATTAATTACTGCATCATTCCACCATTAGGAAGGTTAGGAATATTTTGGGTTGCCATCATATTTGGATTAGCTCCAGGCATAACTCCCATCATGTTCATATTATTGCTATTATTCTTTTCAAAATCCATAACCTCTTTTGCTTCTTCAGCTTTTAGATCAGCAAAATCTAGTAATTTTTTCTTAATAATATTTTGCAAAGGTAAGTTCATAGGCATCTCTTCTTTAGCCGCTCTTAATTTTTGAATAGTAGTAACTTCTTGTTGATCTTTATCTTCACGCATTCTTACCTCAGCTACAAAACCTGTTTCATCCCAATAATCACTAGGTTTTATTGTCTTAGACCAAATACGTTTACCTTCTCTACCTTTTTTATGTATTGTTACTTCATCCAATAAATTTTTAGCACCTTCAATTAGCCAAATAAATTTTTGTGCGAAATCTTCGTTCTCTTGCAATATTCCAAGTCCGATTAAACCGATTCTATCCCTAGCATTAGCAACGGCAATCTCTGTTTGGCCAAGCTTAACTTGAGATGGAGGTAACTCTCCTGTTTGTACAGAAGTAGCACCTATTGCCTTTTCAGATATACCTATAAAAAATTGCATTTCATCTAATGATTCAGATAAATCTCCGACTGTAACATCTTTGATTGTTTCGTTAGGATCACCTGGAACAGGAAACCAAGCCCAAGGGGTAGGTTGGAAAACTTGTGGCACAAACGATGCATTACTAGAATTATAATAATGCATATTAAAATTTCTTAAAATTCTATTCTCAGCCATGCTAGAAGCCATTGAGTTAGTCAATTTGTTAGATTGTCTAATCGTATCTCCAGGCCCATCATTCCAAAAATCATCAGCCTCAGGATCAGCAGAACCTGTAGTATATGGGAAATGATATCTCCAAGCATTTTCCTTTGTTTCGCCAAGAACATCTTCTAAAGGCTTTTTACTAAGCTTGTACAAACCATTGCTAGTTGCGGCAACTACATAAACAATAATCTCCTCTTCCTGCAATGTGGCATTGTATTCCTTCCTATAAACCTCATTAAGCTCCACTATTGTTGTTCCAACAACAGGGCTCTCAGTATCAGTAACACCCATATCAGCCATTTTATCGTTCATGTTATTCATACGATCTACATTTGTGGCTGATTCAACCTGTCTTCCATCTGTAGCAAAATATTGACTTAAACTATTTCTAGCATCCTGATCAAAATCCTCATTAGCTAAAATATTAGTTAAACTCTCGAATATATTTATATGAATTAAAATCCTAGCCGAATCAAGATCTAACGGATCTAAATACCTATCGACTAGTATATTCTCAGGTAACACAACATCAAAAACCGCTTTACCATTCACGATGTTTAGCTTTTTGAAATACCTTCCATAAAGTCCTAAATGTTTTTTAGACGCACGATCTTTTAATTTTCCTTTATTTCTTTTCCAAAACTCATTCCACGCTTCATTAAACAATATTTCTTTTTCTTCATTATTTGAAAGTGAGCTAAAAGTAACAAGAGAAGCTTCATCTATATCTTTTAAAATTGTCGCTAAACCATATTTCATTAGTGGAACATTTATTGATTGTCTTTGTGTCAACCTATTTGTTTGAATCCGATCTCTTGATAATGTATAGTTTTCACGCCATTGATCATGGCGTCTTTCCCTATAATTATAAGCACTTTCTTTTTCGTGTTCTATTAATTGAAGTTCATTGTCCAAAATTGTGTCCTTGAGTTTATCTTTATCCATAAGAAAAGAATAAATTATAATTCTTGCAACTTACAACTACATTGGATCAAAAGGTAGTCCACCATAAAGATTCTCAACGCCTGCTTCTGCTAAAGCCTTCTCGTTTGGAGGGTTATAAGCATTTATATCTGCTTCATCTGCAATTAGCTCAAATAATACTCGCATCATCAAAGCATCAGAACCATCAGGAGATCTACCCAAAGCATCCTTGATGTCTTCTTTAGGTACGATTTGCAAAGGTGCATCTGCTCCTACGTCTTTTCTTCTTATTTGTTGTAAATCAGCTATTAAATCTTCCCTCTCCTTCTCACTCATAGGTGCAGTTATCTTAATTTGATGTTTGTTTATTTTATCAGCCAAAATAAAATAACATTGAGATCTTAGATTCTTATAGTTCTGCTTAATCTGAACAGATTTATCCTTCCCTAGCAAAAGGGTATCGTTAGGCTTTGAAATAGGTTGCCTTCCACCTTGGAAACCAATAACACCTGGTAAATGATCCACCACACCACCACCAACTCCATCTTCATCAACAACAATCCTTCCATAAGGTATTTTTTCTTTAATCGAGATATCTTTAATATCCTGTTCCGTTGTCACAGTAGATTGTTTATCTCTAGTATCATAACGATATAAATCCCAACCCATCCACGTCGCATAAACAGTTTTATCAGCCCCATACCTAGAAATATCAGCAGTTACATACTTTCTAGACTCAGGTTCAATCTCATTAGTAAATAAATCTAAGATTGCTTCAAAGCTAATTAAAGTTAGATCATCAGTTGTATACTCCCAAATACCATCTCTTAATCTTGCTCTACGATTAGGATCAGTTATACCGGACAAAGTTGCACCATAAGTATCAGCAGTATGAGGATTATCTTTGTACAAAGCTCTAATAAAAGCATAGCCAGTTGGTAAAGCCCCCGCTTTCCAAGGCTTATAAAACACACGATATAACCAATTCTGAGTAGGATTACAGGTCAGAAACATCTTAGGTAGTAGATTATACTCTTTATTCATATGACGCCCGATACGTGCCTTTAAAACGTCAAAACACGTGAATGATATTTCTCCTGCTTCTTCAATCCATCCACCCGTATACTCCAAAGATCCAAAACGTTCGAATTCTGGATCTCCAGGTTGATCAGCACAATCTAATAAATCGATACGACTACCAATAGCAGGGCCACTAACAAACTCAATGTAGTGATGTTTTTGGTTTAAAATCCAATCTGTTTCAGGGATTTGATGAAATTTACAAACTTTCTTCCAAGTTAAGTAAGTCGTTTTGTACAAACGATTAAGTTCTTTTCTACCGATAAACCACTTAGATCCAGGATACATATAACAGGCCACAAGAAGTATTTCGCATCCTTCCCAAGATTTACCGCCACCCGCTCCACC